GGCCAGCCAAATAACCGGATGAACATCATTCTCTGGGTCTATGGCATATGGGATGTTCTTTGACTCGGTGCTCAGCCTGATTTGAACCGCCTTCCACTTCATATTGCCTTCCGTGATCCGCTGGCTAAAGGCGCAACGCTACTACGCCTACGTCGTAAATAGTTACTGGCGATTCGTACAGGGCGGGCGAGAAGGTCAAGTCGAGCTATGCTGCGCTAAGCGACGGCGCCGAGGGTCCCACCATGGAAGAAGCCACCAGTCAGCTCTTGCCTATATTGCAAGCCTTGCTTCCTGGCTTTATCACAATGATTATATTTCATTGGCTTTCAGCGGTGCCAAAGCCGGGGCAGTTTGAGCAAGTTATTCAGGCTTTGATATGCAGCGCAGTGGTGAAGGCGTGTCTCATTGCCGCCAAGCCTTTGGCCTTATGGGCCGGTCAATGGTTGGTTCTTGGGGCGTGGGAAGAGGATGAGCTGCATGACTCTTATCGAATGGCTCTTTGTGCTGCATGCCTTGGGTATGCGATAGCCTATGGCGCTAACAATGATGTCCTTGGAAAGATAGCGAGAGTGCTCTGGCTCGAACGGAAAGGGGCGGTTTCGATATCTGAGTGGGATATCTTTGTACGCAGCTTTAGGGATGATCCTGAGCTCAGGATAGTTCTTAATTTGCGTGACGGCCGACGGTTGCAGGGATACCCCCGGGTTTGGCCGGCTAACCCGAGTGGGCATTTCCTCATGGAGGTGCCCCACTGGTCGGGGGATGAAAAAAACCTCCCTGATGCAGGGGTAGAATTTATAATGATAGCGAACGTAGATGTCCTATGGGTTGAAATCCTTGAGCAACCGGAGGCCGGCAGATGAATCACGACCGTGACAGGACGCAAGGCATATTTGAAAAACGCTCAGATCGGAACGGAATGAATATTGGCCCACCACCTGTTAAGCGTCGGCAGGGCTGGGATGCAGATCAGCTTCGTCAGCAGCATCCTAGCGACGATGTGCCTAGGCCGGACCAACCTGAATAGACACTTCTAGCAAGCGCCGAAACTTTTCGCCCAGCCCAGCGCTGGGCTTTGTCATTCAAGCGCGGCACCCGTACGCCGATAACCGTGAACTGCATTCCGCAGTGCATGGAGGCGTTATGAAGAAAATCGCAATTGCTGGCCTGGTAGCTTTGCTGTCGATCGTTTCACTGTCCGCGTCGGCCTGCCCCAAAGGCACACACCCGACTGGTGGAACCGGATCGCATCACAAAGGTGGTACCTGCGTCTGATGAAAAGCCCAGCCAAGTGCTGGGCTTTTTGCATCCGAGCATTACGGCAACTGGTCGATTCTAACGAAGACCGCGACGCGACGGTTTCACCTTCGCACGCAATTTAAGCAAATCGTCGACCTGCGAGGAGGCTCGCAGCCATGCGATCTCAAAGCCTAATGCAGGGATCGCAGCGAATATACCTACCACAAAGGCCGCGATCGTCGATCCTATCCTTGGTGGCAACATCAAAAGCATAATTATGGTTGCGATGCCGACTACCATGAAGAGGGTCAGCATGGCGTAGCTGAAGGCAATGCGTCTGTGTATGGCGACGCTGTCAAATCTGAGAGCCTTAGCCCTTTTGAGGCGCTTCAGTTTCAAGGACTTGTAAGCTCGGTGAATTCGTCCTCGCGTTTGGCTCATCAGCGCCCCGAAGGCTACTGTCGCCCTTCGATAAAGTGATGGAAGGGCGGCGGCCAGCAAAATCCCCATAAGGGTCGAGACTGCGTTACTGAGCCACCACTGAGGGTTAGCTGCCCACTCTTCCATGAGAAATCTCCGGGTGAGTCAAAAGCTCGGGAGCTTACAGCAAACCACACGTTGTTCCAGACCCCTGGATGCAGATGCTACCCTGGGCCCTTTCATAATGAGGGATCATGATGCGTATTTTGATAGGAGCGCTGGCAGTTGCTCTGCTGGCCGGGTGCATGGCGCGGCCGATGAATGAAGTCAGGCAGGACGGGCCGAACAAGATCCTGTATTCGAAGAAAACCGATAAGGCACTTGCCCAGTGCGTTCAATACGAGTGGCAAAATCAGTCATTGTTCGGCGTTACGCCATCGGCAACACTGCAGGATGGTAGAGATATCGGATATACCGTATTCACTGCGGCGTCTGAATATTTCGTGGACATCAAGCCTGGCGCCTCCGGCTCGGAAGCGAGGTACTACGTCATAGCCGACAACTGGATCGCAAAAACGAGACTGGAGAAAATACAATCCTGTCTCTGATGAAATCTGAAAGCCCGCTTCGGCGGGTTTTTTATTGAGAGAAATTCATGGCCGCCCAATACACACCAATGACAGTGATCAAGCTTTCCGGGTCGCTTGCTGCGCGTTTCGGCAGAGAGCATCGACGGTTGATTGATAGCCAAAGCGTTTGGGAGGCTTTCAGAGCGCTTAAGGCAACGCTGCAGGGCTTTGAAGAAGAGATCAAGAGACTTGACCGACTAGGTCTTCGCTTCGCCATATTCCGTAATAAGAGGAATGCCGGAGCTGAGTCGTTTGATTTGTCTGGCACTCGCGAGCTACGGATTGTTCCGGTGCTTACGGGAAGCAAGCGGGGAGGTTCCCTACAAACCGTTTTAGGCGCGGTTCTGATAGTTGTTGGTCTGGTCATCACTGGCGGCACATTCGGCGCCGGCGCTCCTTTCGGCTCTGCGCTGATTACGCTGGGCGCGTCGATGGTGGCTGGAGGTGTGATCCAAATGCTCAGCCCCCAAGCGAAGGGCCTTAGTCAAAGTGCTGCGCCTGAAAACCTGCCTTCCTACGCGTTCGGTTCTGCCAAAAACACAACCGCCAGCGGCAACCCCGTTCCAATCTGTATTGGCGAGCGCCGCTGGGGTGGAGCAATTATCTCCGCCTCGATCCTCGCCGAAGACAAGACCTGATCTCACCCGCGACATCCGACCGCCTTCGGGCGGTTTTTTTATGCCTGGAGAAAAGCATGGGCGTTGTAAAACAGATCGACATTACCGGCGCGAAAGGCGGGAGCACTACTCCGAAATCGCCGACTGAGGCGACTGATAGCCTGCGGTCTACCAACTTGGCGAAGCTGCTAATTGCGGTCGGGGAGGGGGAGTTCGATGGCGTCCCAACTGCAAAGAATATCTATCTCGACAACACACCTATCGAGGACGGCAGCGGCAACGTCAACTTTCCGAACGTGAAGTGGGAATGGCGCACCGGCTCGGTTGATCAGTCGTACATCGCCGGCATCCCGTCCGTAGAAAATGAGACGGCGGTAAACGTCGAACTGCGCAACGATGCACCTTGGGTGCGCTCGATCACCAACACGCTGCTTTCGGCTGCGCGTATTCGTTTGGCCTGGCCCTCGCTGCAGCAGCAGGACGACGAAGGCAATGTTGGCGGCTATCGCATTGAGTACGCGATTGACGTGGCCACCGATGGCGGCGCCTATCAGCAAGTTCTCGTCGAGGCCGTGGACGGCAAGACAACCACGCGTTACGAGCGGTCCCGCCGTATCGATCTGCCCGCTGCGACCACTGGCTGGCAGATCCGTGTCCGTCGTATCACGGCCAACCAGAACACCAACAAAATCGTCGACACCATGCTGGTTGCAGGCCTGACAGAAGTCATCGATGAGAAGCTGCGGTACCCGAACACCGCGCTGCTCTACATTGAGTTTGATGCAGAGCAATTTACTAACATTCCGGCGGTGACTGTCGGTTGCAAAGCCCGCAAATGGCAGGTGCCAAGCAACTATGACCCAGTGGCGCGCACCTACAGCGGTGTCTGGGATGGCACGTTCAAAGAGGCGTGGACCAATAACGCCGCCTGGGCCACGTTTGGCATATGCACCGAGGACCGCTTCGGCCTTGGCAGGCGCATAAAGTCGTTCATGGTCGACAAGTGGGAGCTTTACCGGATCGCCCAATATTGCGATCAGATGGTGCTCGATGGGGTGGGCGGTCTGGAACCGCGCTACCTGTGCGACATGAATATTCAGGCCAAGGCTGAAGCCTGGGGATTGCTGCGCGATATTTCTGCGATCTATCGCGGCATGACCTACTGGGCCCAGGGTCAACTTGTGACGCAGGCAGACATGCCGCGCGCGCAGGATTTCGATTACGTCTTCACCCGCTCAAACGTGATCGACGGTAAGTTCTCCTACGGCAGTGCCTCCTCTAAAACCCGCTACACCCGCGCGATCGTCAGCTTCGACAATCCGGCGAACAACTACGACACCGACGTCGTTGCCTACTCCGATCTGCCGCTACAGCGCCGCTTTGGCGATAAGCCGGTGGAGATCAGCGCAATCGGCTGCACTCGCGCATCCGAAGCGCAGCGCCGCGGCAAGTGGGTGGTGCTGACCAACAACTTCGACCGCACCGTCAGCTTCAAAACCGGCATGGAGGGTGCAATCCCTCTGCCTGGCTACATCATCCCGATTGCTGACTCGCTGCTCGCGGGCCGGGAGATCGGCGGGCGCATCTCCGCGGTCACCGGGCGCGTCGTGACGCTGGACCGTGACACTCAGGCCAAGGCTGGCGACCGCCTGATCATCAACCTGCCAAGCGGCAAAGCCGAGGCTCGCACCGTTCAATCGGTCGCCGGGCGCGCCGTGACGGTCACGACCGCCTACAGCGAAACCCCTGTCGCCCAGCTGCAATGGGCGATCGATGCTGATGATCTGGCAATTCCGCTGTATCGCGTGATGAGCACCAAGCGCACCACCGAGGGCGATTACGAAATCACGGCTTTGCAGTATGAGCCGAGCAAGTTCGCGGCGATCGACACCGGCGCGCGGCTGGAAGAACGCCCGATCAGCGTGATCCCGATCACCGTCGTTCCGGCGCCGGCGAGTGTGACGCTGACATCGACCTCGGCCGTGTCGCAGGGTATCGCTGTCACCACCATGACGATCGCCTGGCCTGCGGTAAGCGGCGCCGTGGCGTATGACGTGGAGTGGCGCAAGGACAACGGCAACTGGATCTCCGTCCAGCGCACTGGCATGACCAACGTCGACATCACTGGCATCTACTCGGGCGGATACCTCGCTCGCGTGCGGGCGGTGAGCGCCTACGACATTACCTCGGTCTGGAAAAGCTCGAACCTCACTCAATTGAACGGCAAAGAAGGCCTGCCGCCGTTGGTGACCTCGCTCACCACGACCAGTCTGCTGTTTGGTATCGGCCTGAAATGGACTTTTCCGGCTGGCGCGGAAGACACCCAGCGCACGGAGATCTGGTACAGCCAGTCCCCGACACTGGAAACCGCGACGAAGCTGGCGGACCTGTCGTACCCGCAATCTGACTATTCGCTGCAGCAGCTCAAAGCCGCGATCACGTTGTTTTTCTGGACGCGCCTGGTGGACCGCTCCGGCAACGTCGGCCCGTGGTATCCAGCCGGCAACGGCGTAGCCGGGCAAACGAGCTCCGATGCTGACGCCATCCTCGATCTGCTCGTGGGCGAGATCACCGAGAGCCAGCTTGGCCAAGAGCTGCTTTCCGACATTCAGACTGGCGGCTCAGGTCCCGGCTCGATCAGCGAGCGCTTGAACGAGATCACAGGAGAAATCGACGACCTCGGCGATCAGTCGATCGCTATCCGCGACAACCTGCAAAGCCAGATCACCTCGGTGAACGGCACGCTGACGTCCGTAAAAAATGACCTGCAAGGTCAGATCACCGCGGCGAACACCAACCTCACGTCCGTTAAAAATAACCTGCAAGGCCAGATCGACGCGGTCAAGCTAACGGCTGATGCACTGACCTATGTTCCGACGAAAACTTATGCGGTCGGCGACACCACGCGCGTAGGCCAGCGCCTATACCAAGCTCTGCAAGCAGTACCGGTCAACACATCTCCGCCGAATGCCACTTACTGGCTGGACGTGGGGTCGGTCGTTGTTTCAGCGAACGGTTTGGCCGCGCGCGTTACGACCGCAGAAACAAAGATCACCAACATCGAAGGCGTGAACACCGCACAAGCTACTTCGATCACTGGTCTGACAACGTCGCTGGCGACCACCAACGGCAACGTAACGACGGCGCAGAACGCGGCCAACGCTGCAAACACGCTGGCAGGGGGTAAGGGCAAGGTTCTGTATCAGACCGCGACGCCTGCGGCTGCCGACCAGCTTTTGCAAAACCTTTGGATCGACATCACGGGCGGAGCGAACACCCCGAAGCGGTGGAACGGATCGGCTTGGGCTGCGGTGACTGACAAGGCTGCAACCGATGCCGCTGCGGCTGCTGCGAGCGCGCTGGCGCAGGTAGCAACCAAAGCCGAGGCGTCTGCGGTTAGCAGTCTGACGACGCGCGTCACGCAGGCAGAAGGCACGATTACCGCACAGGGCGACTCGATCACCGGCCTGACAACCGCCATCGCGGGCAAGGCCGATTCGACCACTGTCACGAACCTGAGCAACACCGTGATGCAGCAAGGGACGGCGATCACAGCGCAGGGAACGGCGATCACCGGCATCACTGCCAGCCTGGGCGACGTGGGCGGGCAAAACCTGTTCTATAACCCGTCGTTTGATTATCTATTGGCTGGCGGCTCGACGACCATTGCTGACGGCTTTGCTGTGGGCGTGTCCTCGGGCTCGACTGGCGTCGCAAGTGTCGTCCCGTCGACCCTCGACACCAAGGGCAAGGCACAGCGTCTCGATATCACCACCACGGCCTCGTCCTACGTCGACCTGACAACCAGCGGCGCGCGGCGACCAGTAGCCATTCCAGGGCAGAGCATCATGCTTTCCATCTATTTCCGCGCAACGGCTGGCCTTGCCGTGCGGATGTACATGCAAA